GAGGAGAGGGAAGAAATTTTGGTGAGTTCTTCCAACCAATTGGTGCTGGCTTTCAAAATATTATTGCTGATATGGCAGACATGGTTAATGCAGCAGTAACGGCTGGAAGACTGATGGATCAATTAAATATTAGAGGAGGTTTTAATGAGGCAAGACAAGAATTAGTCAATCGTGCCAGAGCAGAAGCAGATCAACTAGCAGAATTAAGAGGCTTGGGTGCTATTGGTAGAGCAAAATTATTTGATGAAAGATTAAAAGATTTATTAATGCAAATGGCAGATAAACAAGGTCTAAAAATTAAGCCAGAAGACTTGATCGGAACAAGGGAAGAATGGAATGTTGCTGGTGAAAATGCTTCTAATTCTGTTAAAAAATATTCTGAAAACATAAAAACAGCAATGGAAGAAATTAAAGATGCAACTCAGAGAATATTTAAAAAGATGGAAGATCAATTGGTCGAATTTATAACCAAAGGCAAGTTAAATTTCCAAGAATTTGCTAGTTCAATTATTGAAGAAATGACACGAATATTTGTCCGTACACAAATAATGAAACCTTTAACTACTTGGTTTGAAGGTCTTAATTTCTTTGCTAATGCAAAAGGTAATGTTTACGCTCAAAACGGTATTGTTCCTTTTGCTAAAGGCGGTGTAGTTGATAAGCCAACTTTATTTCCCTTTGCTAAAGGTGCTGGCCTTATGGGTGAGGCTGGCCCAGAAGCCATCATGCCTCTAAAGAGATCTCAGGATGGTCGTTTAGGTGTAGAAGCTGCAATGGGTCGCTACTCAGGGTCAGGTGGTAATACAACTGTTAACTACACAGGCCCAGTAATGAACTTCAATGGTGATGATTATGTTCCTAGATCTGCTGTAACTGACATCATCAACGCTGCTGCTAATAGAGGTGCTTCTATTGGTGAAGCTCGTACACTCTCATCTCTTAGAAACTCTCGTAGTCGTAGATCTAACTTAGGATTATGAGCCTTGTTGCGTTAACTAATTTTATAACCATTACTAAACCAAACGGTTCTGTTTCGTTTACTCCTACAAAGTTTCAAAACGGTAAATATGATCAAATAGTTGATGGGCATAACTATTTATCTTTTTTATATCAAGGTGCAACTCGTAGCCGTTCAGGAGACAACTTAGAGTCTTCTTTAATCTTGGCTAATAATGCAATCAGCATGAATTACGCACAACAGGCAGTCGTTAATAAATATCACATCAAAGTAGAAACATATTTAATGACTGAATCTTTTGCCAAGAAAAACACAACACCAATTACAAGTGAAGAATGGTTAGCAGCTTCTTTAAGTTACGACCCTGAAACGATTGAAGTTTTACTTAGTTCTAGCCTTGATGCTGTAGGAGCCAATGCACCCAATAGAGTATTAACAAGGCGAATGGTTGGTGAATTACCAGTGACAGGACAGATACAAGCACGTTGAGGCCAGATCAATTAATCGGTCTTCCTTATCGTTTAGGTGCTGATCCTGTAAAACATGGGGCTGGTGACTGCTTATCTTTGTGTCGAACAGTTCTTAAATATTACGGAATAAATTCACCAATACCTAAAAGAAGTTGGTATAGACGACTAAAAAAAGGAGACTATTCAATCTTTAATGAAGAATTAAATAAGTGGGGAGTCAAATCACACCCTAAACTAGGAGCAATTGCTTTATGTCGTAGCGAAAATGCTTGCTATGGAATGGCTGCTTTCTGGGAGGATGGATGGATAAGCTACAGAAAAACATTCGGACAGTTGGTGGTGAACTGGTGTCCCACAAACGGCCTTATGGTAGAAGGTTGTTATTGCCAACGGAAGTCGAACTCTGTAATGCCCTTGGATTAAGTGAAGACGAATATTGGTATTTTGAAGATAAGAGAATTACATACGATGGATCAAGGCCGAAAGGATATGAATTAATCCCTGATATAAGGGCTGCCGAAGTAATGGCAATCAAGATTGGTACAACAACCATTGGTGCTATTACAACTAAAATTGCTGTTGCTGTAGCTTTAACAGCTATTGGTTATTTGTTAACGCCAAAGCCTAAAGCAATGAAGGCTGGTGGTTCTCAAAGAACAGAAGATGCAATAGGTAATAAGAAATTTGCTCCACAGTTTTCTTTTAACTCTTTACAAGAACTCGCTGTATTAGGGAGTATCGTTCCTCTTGTTTTTGCTAATAGAAGAACAGAAGGTGGTGTTACTTATGGTGGAGTAAGGGTAAATTCACAGCTTTTATGGTCACAGCTTTTAAGCCTTGGAAAGCTACAACAGTTAAAGGCAATGGCTTTATTCTCTCTTGGTTCAATAGATAGAACAGCAGATCCAAGTACAGGAAAGCAAAATCCAGAATATGAAGGTTATGCAATCGGTGATATGTTGCTTAACTCCTATAACAACAGCAAAGTTGCTCTTTATTTCAGCGATGGTAGTCAGTCAAATAACAGACTAGATATTAATGACAAGTATTCAGAATCAGAATTAGATGAATCAATTTTAAGTTCTGATCCATTTTCCATTGAAGCTCCTAGTGAATCAGGAGATCCAACAACTTCTAAAGCTACAAGTAGTACCAGAAACCCTTCTACACAAACTGTCTTCGGTCTTTATGCACCGATGCCTAATTGCAACTATTACAGGTTGCCTTATCAGTTAATTCGTGCGCCAAGAGGATCAACTAACCCTGCCTCTAGAGACACACTTAGAAAACGTAAGAAAGTAGAAATTGCTAAATGGCCTATTCGTGCTGGTGTCTCCACAACTACTAATGCTGGAAACTTAAATAGTGAAATTGGCTATCAGGTATTTGGTGGTGCAAAAGATGATCCTATTGGTAGACAGAATGTTTACGCTGACACCGATGAGCAGTTTGGTTATACACCTCATGGAGTAGAAGATATTGATACAGCTACAAGTTCAATACGAGAAACGATTGATGTAAATATTGCAAAAGGTGAGTCTTACATGATCGGAACAGCAGTTGCAAAATGCTATGACATAACAGAATCAACACCTTGGACTATTGAAGGTTCAAAGCATTATCACTTTAAAGTTACTGAATCTGGAAGCGTTGATGCCTTTGGTAATTTAGCTCTCCATTGTGATAATCCTAGATGGGAACATGATAATGATAAAGCTTGGGATGTTAACGGTAGAAAGATTTATTATCAACAAAGAGGTGTTCCACCTAATACAGAAAATAGACAATTATTAGATGGATATAATATTTATTTAATCCAACGATTAGCACTTGGTACTGTTACAAATAGCCGTAGTTGTTGGATCACAGAAATAGGTCTTAAATCAAAAGTATTTAAACAAATTAGTTCAGCAAATGTTAATAGTCAGCCTAATGAAGAAGCTTTAGATCGTGCCTGGAACGATAGAACTCAGATCCAGTTAGGTCAGATGGATCTATTTGCTTCTAGGATGAGTTTCTTTAGATTACAAGTAAGAGAAGTTGGTGGTAATAATAATTGGATTAACTTAAATAATACTTTAGGCAACCATACAGGTTTATTTGCTGTAAGAGGAAACACGCCTGAAACTCAATATAATTCTATCTCTATTGCACATCCTGATCGTAAACAATATGAATATAGATTTAAACCTTACCCTGGTAATTATATTACTAAAAATCAATCAAAGATTGGACAAAGAGTTAATCTTTTAAGTGCTTCTAATAATGAAGAACATCAAGACATAGAAACATTTAGTTCAAATGGATTTGTTATAAGATTTGCTGGTGATGAAGGTTATACATTAAGCACAGCAAACTTAAATAATACAGAGTGGAAATTAGGTGATCCAGATGAAACTTATTACACAGGAAAAGTAGAAACTTTAAAGACGAGCAGTGGTTTAAATAAATGGATGAGTAATGGTGGAGCGTTCCAAATACCAAGCTCACAGGAATGGGTCTTAGATCCAAGTATGACTGATTATTACGCTGCTAATAGAGTTATCTTTTACACCGAATGGACTGACCCTGCCACTGGTGCTTATGCGGGTCATGGTTGGGGTTTGTGGTTTGATATAAGCAGAGATAGTGGCTACTGGGGAACACCTACAACAGGAACGCCAAGAGGTGCTGGTTATTGGCCTAATATCACTTTCTACAATGATTGGATTAATGATGGAGTGACAAGTAAATTTGTTGCTTCTCAAAATGCTGGTGGCGGTCATCCAAATAATGATCCAACTAAATTTTATATCGACAAATATGATTTCAAAACTGTATTAGCAACAAGTCAAAAATATAGCGTTGCAGTTCAATACGCTTCTGGTTCTTCTGGTGGTGGTTCAGGTTTAAAGGTTGATTTAGAAGTATGGAAAAAAACAGTCACAGGAGGTGATGATTTAGTCGCTGCAAGATGGACTGTTGATGCAAATAATATGGGTACTGGTTATCACCCTGACGATAAATTAAAAATACCAGCTACGGGTGATTTCCCTGGTATAGACAGCCTTGTTATTAACGTAGAACAAAAGACAGAAAGTATCTTAAATGACAACTTAAATCCTTATGACGTAGTTGCTGATTGGACTCCATACGAGGGTGATAGATGTAGCCATCAAGACGGCCCTGAACATGAAATTTGTTTCGTTAACGAAATTACAACTCTTCCAGAAGCCGTTCAATACAGTGACCTATCTTATGTAGGTATTAGATTAAATAGTTCAAAAGAGTGGACAAATTTCACTCAGCTTTCTGCTTACTTTAAAAAAGGCATCAAGGTTAAAGATTTAGTTAGTGGTGGTTCTGATGCAGCAACAAATTTATTCCCAGAAATAGCTTATGCCTTGTTAACAGACTCAAACTTAGGTGCTGGAGATTTGGTTGGTGCTGATTCTGTTGAACTAAAAGATATGAAAATAGCTGCTAATTACTGCAAGAAAAATAGATATTTTTGGGATGGAACAATTACAGAGAAAATTAATTTAAGAGATTTTCTTCATCGTCATGCTGGATATTGCTTACTTGATTTCACAATCATTGGAGGAAAATTTAGCTTAGTTCCAACACTGCCTTTCAATGATGACTTTAGTATCAATCATGGGGTGAATATCGCTACGGGGAAAAAACCTATTTTCAATGACAATTTAAGCAAGATAGGTGATGAAAACTATGTGAAAGCTTTATTTACTGATGGCAATATTGCTGATTTAAAAGTCAGTTTCCTATCTCCAGAAGAAAGACAAATCTTTAAAGCCAATGTGCTTTATAGGAAAGAAAAAGCAAATGGTTTTCCTGAAACATTATCAATGCTTGTAAGCTTGCTCCCTGCTTATGGTGGTAGTGCTACAGGTGATGATCCAATAGAAACCTTTGATCTTTCAGGTTTCTGTACCTCAGAAAGTCAAGCATTAGATTTTGCTATGTTTGCTTTAAAAACACGCAAAGAAGTTGATCATGGGCTTTCCTTCAACACATCCCCTCAGAATGTGGTTGGGTTAGTCCCAGGTGATTATTTCCGTTTAGTTTCAGAAGCTACTCATACAAGTCGATTTAGAAATGGTGCAATTACTCCTGATGGAAAGGTTGTCAGTATGGATGATTTAACAGGGACACAATCTGTTTATGTATGGAAGCCAGGGACAGAGAATGTATCTACTACAAGTATTAATTTTGATAGTCCATCAAGTATTCAAGCTCATGCAGGGAAATTATTTACTGTTAAAAACACAACTACAGAAAATAGAATCTATAAAGTTGAAAGTCTTTCCTACGCTGAAGACGGTTTAATAGAAGTATCAGGTAGTCATGCTCCTGTTAACTCTTCTGATCAGTTAACTGTCCTACAAGGATGGGATACAAACACACATTTCAAAATTGAGAGGAATTAATCATGTCTAGTGCTGTTGCTTTCCCTGCTGTTAAACCTAATTCAAGGAGTTATGAGCCTGGAACATACCCAAGTAATACCTTTGAGTCATTAGATGGAACTAAAACGCATTTGCGTTATGGAAATAAAAGAGTTAATGCAACTTTGACTCTTGGCTTCCAAAACATCTCTGATTCTGATGCTGCTTTGATCCTTGCTAATTATGAAAACGTAAATGCTGATTGGGATTATGTAACCTTTAACGGTGGTCATGCAACAGCAGGGGTCACTAATGCAAGTCTTCTTTCTTATTTAAAAGAATCAGGATCAAGTCTGAAATGGAGATATTCAAAGCCTCCAAAAGTAACAAACGTCTACCCAGGAATTAGTAATGTCACTTGTTCTTTTGTTGCTTGCCTCGATGCACCCTAAAATAAGTTATATATAACTATTATTTGGTGACATTCAGTGGGATTTTACTCAGGTAAAGATGGACAGCTTTACTTAGACGGGAGCAACACTGCTGCTGCCAAAGTTGAAAGCTGGTCTTTGAGTGCTACTCAAGCAACTCTTGAAACAACTTCTTTAGGCGACACTGATCGTACTCTGATCGCTGGAATGAGAAGTGCCAGTGGTAGCTGTTCCATTGCTTATTACAGTGATGCCAGTGGTTCAAATGAAGCAACAACATTATTAAATAAGATCATAAAAGCTCGAACATCATCAAGTGTTGCTGGTATTGCTGCTGATTCAGCTACGGCTACTTTTAAACTTGGCTTTAAAGATTATCAAAATACAGTCAAATACATAACGGTAGAAGGTGTCATAACAAGTGCAGCAATTAGTAGTTCCCAAGGTGAAATTCTAAAAGCAGATATTAGTTTTGAAGCGAATGGCGCACCTTCGGCTGTATCAATCTAATGCCTGTTGTTTTAGGTCAAAAAGGGTTTATTGAATTACAACGTACCTCTTTGCAGTATGCGTTGACCACGACTCTTGATACCAGTGATGTCAATACAAGTCGTAAAAGATTCTCAGTTGATTTTGCTTCTGGAAGCATTATCACTGGGGATAAGCTTGAAATATCTACAAAAGATGGATCAAATTTAGAGTTAGTTAATGGTCATAACTATCCAGATGGAAGCTGGTTTGTTCATGTAGATGATGTTGGTGGGATGCGTTTATATAACTCTTTTGCTCATGCTGTAGGTGGTGGAAGTAGCAATGCAGTGACATTGGTAGCTCCATCAAGTTCTAAGGAAATTTCATTAAAAGCAAGAAATACATCTTATCGACCTTTAGCAAGGGTTAAAAACTACGAGTTCACTACAACAAGAGAACAAGTACAAGTTGAATTATTAGGTGATGAATTTCGTCAGCAATATGAAGCTGGACGGATTTCAGGTCAAGGATCTATGACTTGTGAATGGGAATATAGATATGTTGCAAGTGATCCTGACTACAGCACTAACCAAGAATTTTCATCTTATTTAGCTCGTTTAATATTGCGTTTACAACAAGGCGCAGATTTTAATGGTCGATTCTTTTTATATAGAGAATCAGCAGGGTCAGTAAATAACTGCTGGTATGAATGTGAAGGACAAGTAACTAACTGTGCAATAACGATTCCAAATGTAGGGATAGTCGAGACACGCATTGACTTTGTTACGTCAGGGCCTTTCCAATTAAAGGTTGGTTCAACACCTGGATATTTACTACAAGAATCTACTGATTTCCTACTACAAGAAGATGGAAATAAACTTTTCTTGGAAGACGACGCAACTTAGTAGGTATTGCACCCTAAACTAGGCGAAAGTGTAGATAGCAAATGGCAGACCTTCAGATCAGTCAACTACCCTCGTTAGCCGAGGCAAATATAGCGGCTACTGATGAGATAGCTATTGTCGATACCTCGGCAAGTGAAACGAAAAAGGTAACGGCAAAAGCACTGGTAGAAAAAGGTGTTGCTTTAATAGATGCTGGCAGTATTCCAGGGACAGCACTTGCAAGCCTTGGAGCAAACACAGTCGTAACGGCAAGTATTACTGATGGAAACGTAACAAATGCCAAACTTGCTAGTTCCAGTATCAGTCTTGGTGGATTAACACTTGCATTAGGAAGTACAGACGCAACACCAGCTTTAAACCTTAGTGACGCAACAAATTATCCAACTTCATCGTCTT